GAAAATTTTTCAAACACAGAGATTCCCCGTAATGCACACTAAATTCATTGAAAGTATTGTTAAGACAGACTACGAGGGATCTTTCCAGCCTTTGTTCAAGGACGGCAGATTCACTCTGATCAACAAACAGACTGCAATGGTAGACATGTTGGGAAGACAATATGATGTCAACTCTGAGTTAGCTTCGAACTTCAACGTGTGTGGTAAAAAACCAGAAGTTTTACACAACGTTGGTGAAGCGGATTTTTCGGGACTCAACAGGAAGTACTTTGATGACACCAATACCTACTCTCCGTTGGCAGCCATAAACGAGTTCACTAAATTCGTCCCTGGTGTAAGACTTACTAAGGGCGAAGTGGACGCTTTTGCAAAAAGTCAAATCTATGAGGACTCCCAAGAGGCGTACATCTTGAATATGCTTATTTCGTGGTTTAAAGCTCTGTTGTATGAGGACACTAACTCTAAAGACAATGTACTGCACGTGAAGCAAAGCGGATACCAAGACTCGCACGTCAAAGCGGAATATGGAGGTGTAACCGGAGATGTTGTCCACGAAATAAACATGGGGCCTCCGGTTGATGACATGCCCGAAGTAATGATGATGGTGAGAAGTAAGGACAATTATTGGGACAGACCATACGTGCTAAGATTCGATAATAGGTCTTCGGCTCAATACACTTTCTACATAACTCATTGTTTTGGCAGGGATGGCACATCTCCGCTTAACGTGGACATTCACATACCGAGTGTAGACTTCGACCAGATGTTATTCGAACCAGCTTCCGGGGCTATGAGATCAATCACCGACCCGGCGGCACTCCCTTGGTGCAAATCCGGCACCTTATTCGGCTGGATCAAAGACTACGTTACTCTTAACAGAGTAGAACGGGCCTTTAGTGCAGCATTTGAGACTTTGACTGCTATAGCATTCACTCCAATGCCATCTTATCAAGAGAGTTTGGTGTGGGACAAAGCGATAACGCAAGTCGTGATTGCAAAATTTGCTCCGTGTAGAGCTAAAATACCTTCTAACCTGGAAGGTGAGGCTATGGTGACAGACATGGATGCGCACGATTTCGTACTGGACGAGACTAAAACTCCCAGGAAAGCACTGTTTTCTGGAGCCATGATTAACTATCTAGCTTTTATGGGCCTACATGCGATACTTTCAAATTACGCTTCTAGGCACGAAAATTGGAGATCAGCCTTTTTACACAGCCACGAAGAACTTGCTATACTTCACGATAGGACCGTAAGGGCTGCATTAACCAGTGTCATAACTGGCAAAGAAATGGTTACTTTCATGAACCCAAATCTCTTTGTATCTTATGATGTTACTCCGATGGTCAACGTAAGTAAAGTAAGCTTCGAAGAAGTGTTAGAGAGGGGATACCCGTCATCTTTGCCCGTACACGGCGTGGTGCCAATGGTGTCAGGATCCCTCTTCTTGTCCGCTAACGCATCAGACGTTGCCTCACAGTGTCACCTTGAACAGGGCATGAAGGTCACGGTAGATGAATATGGCACTGTGAGCCCAGAAGATGCGCTTAGGGTGGCTCAAATGTATAGAATGTTTGGTCACGAACTTGAAATAAGATCGGAAAAGACTGAGGAAATACATGAACTGTTCGCTCCGGTGCAAGAGTGCGTCATTTACCCTTCGGCACTACTTTACAACACGAGGGACACAGATAGATTAAAGCTAGTGTCGTCACTGCGGAGACCTGGCCGCAGTAGCACTATACCAGACGTTTCGGCTCTGACCGCTGGACAAACAATCACCATCGATTACACGATACCTAGGATAGGCATGCACTACTTCAACAAAAGGGTGCTCCCCATAGCTCCGTCAATGGTATTACCTCAAAGGAAAAGGGAAATAACGTTCAGGGTCAAAGGCCATACAGTTCTCCATAAGGTCAAAATGAACGCTTCAAACGTGACAAGACCTGTGAAGGATTTTCACGGAGGCGAAATACAGGTGGCACCTTTGTTGCCAGTTCTAAGGAATGCTCGTGTGCCAATCCAAGTCAATCAGACTTCGGAGGAGGACGTAACTGCCGAAGATGTAGAGTAGAGAACTATAAAAACTCCAAATACACGGGAACTGACACATCGGACTATCTATCGCAATACGGACAACTATATAACAGGAATTCATTCATAGGGCTTAACGTGCAGCCATGTGAAGGTGAGGAAAGCACGGGCAACAGATGGGAGTTTGCCGACAGACAAATTCCCTTAACGATATCTCTAACAAGCCGGGGAAACATTGAAGCAGTACCGTTTTCAGAAGCTCAGTATGCCTTCCTGGACCGGGAAAGCTCAAATAAATTCGGCATATTCGAGGCAAGTAAAAGCGTGTATGGGGTAACAATGTCTGGGTTGGTGATAGCTAATGGTAAGGCTAAATTTTTCTTCGCCTCAATCAAGCAATATTTGCTAACCCAATCTAAAGCAATGTTAATAGCCATGACCAGACACTTCTCTAGCCTGTACGAGAGCTACGCTTATGATGATCCTACGTCACCGGTAAACCTATTCAGAGACAGATTCCCCGGTAGAAGCGAAAATGAAGCGATGACATTCAAGCAAATGGAGGAGCTGCCGAAGTCTAAAATTTCAGGAGCGCACCATTTTCACTTCACACCTATGCAAGTGCTGAAATCGATAGGGAGAGGGAGACTGGAAAGGGCGATCCAGGCATCACGGCTACCAAAGGACGCCGAAATGACGTTTGCCACAGGGATGCTACTGTGGTACACATCTATTAGTGATCAGATGGCAGAACTAATCAGAGGCGCGGGAATATTCAAGTGTGATAGTGTGAGGGAATACGTAAAAGAAATGAAACAGCTATCAGTGGAGGCGAAGTCGCTGCAAAACCTCGTGACCGATGACCTAAGAACAGTATTCGAGTTAGAGGTGCTCGTAAATAGAATCGACGGTGTAGTAGACTGGGAGAAAGAGAAGGAAAACAGACAGTCAGTAAACGTGACAAACATAAAGGATTCAGATGTGTTTAGATCTGCGTGTAAGATATTTGAAGACGCCAAAGGTATAGGCCGGCGCCCGAAGAGCTTCAGTTGGGAGAGCTATTGGGCTAACAGGTGGCAATGGAGTGCTGCGGGCAGCATACACTCACAATATCCCAGAGACATGGAGTACGTAATTAGGGACCAACAGTCACTTAAAAACAAGTTTATAACTATATCCAATATGCCCAAATGTACAGTAGACTACTTTTCGGACAGGGAGCCGCAGGTGCAAGGTTGGTCGTCAACGAAGTATGAATGGGGCAAGCAAAGAGCAATATATGGGACAGATCTGACTAGCTACGTACTGTCTAATTTCGCGTTTTACAATTGTGAGAACGTACTACCAAATCAATTTCCAGTCGGACGAGATGCCAATGACGAAAACGTGGTGAACAGAGTTTCGGGAGTGCTAAATAACAGAATGCCTTTCTGTCTTGACTTTGAGGACTTCAATAGTCAACACAGCTCGGGCAACATGAAGGCTGTAATATACGCTTATATCGAGACTTTCATAGATTGTCTTACTCCGGAACAAGAGCAAGCGGCAATGTGGACCGCAGCGTCATTAGACAAACAGATAATCAATGACAACGTTGGAACCAAGACTACGTATGAATCTAAAGGAACGCTACTTTCGGGGTGGAGGCTGACGACTTTCATGAACAGTGTGTTGAACTATATTTATACAACGAAATTAGCAGCAGAAGAAAAGCGTCCGGGTGATAGCTTGCACAACGGAGACGATGTCTTAATAGGAGTGAGGTCAATGGCTCTGCCGCAGAGGTGTATGCAAAACGCCATTAAATATAACGTGCGAATGCAAAGCAGCAAATGCGCCGTGGGTGCAATTGCAGAATTCCTGCGGATAGACCACAAACAGGGAGGCAACGGCCAGTACCTATCCAGAGCAGTGGCCACAATGGTACATTCGAGAATTGAAAGTAGAGTCTCGACTGACATAAGAGACTTAGTACAATCAATGGAAAACAGATTCGCTGACGCAAAAGGCAGAGGGATGGCGAATGACATCATATCCGGATTGCGGGAACAGTACTACATGAGGCAGAGTGTGCTGTGTGACACCGACGTAGAGGACATATACTTGATAAAGAATGCGCACAGAGTTGTAGGAGGAATAAGCGAAGAAAAAGACTCGAAAATGGGTGTTTTGATAACATCCCAACTTAGAGCGCAGAAGAACGTGTCAATACCGTACTTGCCGGGAGTAAATGAATATGCAAACGAAATACACAAAGCATTAAAAATAAATGTGTCAATTAAGACTATATGTGACAGATTATACGACGCTACATACGAAGCTGTCTCAATCAAAGATCGCAAGATGAAAATCTTACGGGAAAACAGAGATCAGTGGTTCGTTAACGTACGCAGAATATACAAAGCACATAAGGGTAGTCAATTGTCACAGAATTACGGTAAAGCAGCCTTAGTAGGATTCGCATTGGAAGTGTTGGGCAGAGAAATGCCTGATGCAACCATAACAACAATACTGAATACTTCACAAAGGCCACTAGACCTAATTAAGCACATATTATAAATGTGCACAAAAGACCAGCAGGGTCCATAACAAACATCCTGAATACTTCACAAAGGCCA